CTAAGTCAATTTGGGTTATTCATAGATAATGATACTATATTTGCCACTGTACATATCAACGACTGGATACGAACAGTGGGGCGAAAACCACTAAGTGGTGACGTAGTAGAATTGCCTCATCTTGTTGATCAATTTGCTCTAAATGATTATAACATAGCACTGCCTCGATATTTTGTCATTGAGGATGTTGCCAGAGCCAGTGAAGGATTTAGCCAAACTTGGTGGCCACATTTATATAGATTAAAACTTAAGAAAATAGTTGATGGTCAAGCTTTTGCTGATATACTAGATCAACCAGCAGGTGAAAATACAGATCAAACACTACGTGATATTTTAAGTACCAAAGGTCAAGAACTACAAATTAATGATAGCATATTAGCCCAAGCTGAAGCAGACGCATCAATGAATGGCTTTGAAACTAGACAATTTTATACACTGGCTATAGATAGAACTACTGGCAATCCTGTAATTGAAACTGCTGATCAAATGGATATTGATGCTAGTACTGTAGGATTAGATGCCAGTAGAATTCATGGTCGTGCTATACGCAGTGGATACGCAGGATATCTTTTAGGTGACGGATTTCCACCTAATGGATATCAGTTTGGGCACGGAATAATGTTTCCTGCTAACCCATATAAAAACGATTATTTTTTACGCATTGATTTTGCTCCTAATAGATTATTTAGGTTTGATGGTTTTAGATGGGTTAAGATGGAAGACGCTATACGTCATACATTAACTAACACTAGTGCTAATTTTGCTACACCAAAAGGTGTTTACAATGATCTAGTATCATATGTAATTAATGACCTAATAGAATACGGCAATGTACAATATGTTGCTATAACTCCAAGCCAAGGTAAGAACCCTTTAGAGAATCCAGAATATTGGAAGCAGGTTAGAACTACTCAGAAAACTGGATTTATTAACAACGTCAATGTAAATAGAATTAATGGCGAAGATGTTCCTGAACGTCAAGCTCTAAGTAAGGTTCTAAGACCTAAGGCAGATTTATAATGCATATCTATAAATTTACTCATATTAAAACTGGAAAATGTTACATTGGACAGACAGTTCAAGATCCTAAACGTCGTCGATTAGAACATATAGCAGATAGTAGACATACATCTATCACTTATCATTTTCATAATGCTTTACGTAAATATGGGATAGATGCCTTTATATTTGAAGTAATAGATACTGCAAAAACTTTAGAAGAATTAAATGCTTTAGAAGAAAAATATGTTTTATTATTTGATTCAATAAACAATGGATTTAATATAAGAAATCCAGGTAATAATAAAAAACATAATCCTGAAAGTATAGAACGTATGAAAGAGTCTCAACGTAAGGCACACGCTAGGAGAAAATTATTAGGTACAGATACTTGGATTCGTAAAGATGGCGGAGCAATGAAGGGTAAAAAACAATCTGGACTTGCAAAAGAAAAGATGCGTTTAGCACAATTAAAATCAAAACATTGTAAAGGAAAAACGTGGAAACTAATAGATGGTAAACGTGTGTGGTTGGAGGCTTCGGTTTAACGCCGTCGAAATGATATTCAGTTCTTCTACGATGGTCAGATAAGACGTTATCTAGTACAGACTATAAGATTACTCAGTAATTTTGTAGTAAAATTTGGTGACGGTCGTTTAAGTAAAGTACCTGTTATGTACGGTGATATGGATCGTCAAGTGGCCAATCTTATCAAACAGAATAGTGAAAATAAAATTAATGGTGCACCACGTATAGCAGTTTATATTACTGGTTTACAAATGGATAAGGAACGTCTAGCTGATCCTACATATGTAGGTAAAATACATATTAGAGAACGTGCTGTAGAAAATGGTGCTTATACCAGCACTGAAGGTTCAAACTATACTGTAGAAAGATTGATGCCTAGTCCTTATACACTTACAGTAAAAGCAGATATATGGGCAAATAATACCGAACAAAAATTACAAATATTAGAACAAATATTGATGTTGTTTAATCCAAGTTTGGAAATACAGACCACAGACAATTATATTGATTGGACTAGTTTAAGTGTAGTATACTTGGACCAGGTTGATTTTAGTAGTCGCCAAATTCCAGTTGGTAATGACACACCTATAGATATAGCTAGTTTAACTTTTAGTATGCCAATTTGGATCAGCCCACCTAGTAAAGTTAAAAAACTTGGTGTAGTTTCTAGTATTATTATGACCATGTATAATAATTCTACAGAACCTGCTGAAGGATATCTTGAGGGATTTGCTCAAGATCCCAATGAAGGCAGCGTTGGTCTGTATGATCAAATACCTTCACCTATAGTTGTTGAGACTTTGCCTTATAATTTGATAGTGTTCAATGGTCAAGCAAAAGTTTTTAGTCCAACAGAAAAAGGTCATTTAAATTTTAGAATAAGAGAAACAGGATTAGACAGTTTGAACCCTGTTAATTGGTATGAAATATTAGACAAATACCCTAATGCTTATAGAGCAGGAGAAAGTAAGATATTTTTATTACAAAGTACAGGGTTTGATGTAGTTGGAACTATAGCAGTTAATCCTTTAGACAGTGATATATTAGATATTAATTGGGATACTGACACTTATCCAAGTAATACAGATATAATTACAACAGATAGAACTAGTCCTGGAACTTTTGATGCTATTATTGATCCTACAGAAACAGGTCCCAACAGTGGTTTACCAGTTCCTACACCTGGTACAAGATATCTTATTATAAACAACATAGGTGGTGGGTTGAGAGAAACGCTAATTGCTGAAGTAAGTAGTAATAGAATTGATACTACTGTAGATTTTGATCGTGTTAGAGAAATAGAAGTTTTTGTTAATAACACATCTGTAAGTTATAAAGACTTAAACATTGATGGCAAATTAGTTTTAAGACTATTAAGAGATGCAGAAGAAGGTGATATCATTACCTACATAATTTATGTCAACGATGATGGTCCTGATGCCTGGAAAAATTTAGACGGCAGTGATTTTATAGCCAATGCTAATGATCTTATAGAATGGAATGGATCAAATTGGGCTGTAGTTTTTGATAGTACAAATAGCAGTGACATTATTAGATACCAGACTAACATAACTACAAATGTACAATACAAATGGGATGGAATAACTTGGGTAAAAAGTTTTGAGGGCGAATATAGAAAAGGTAGCTGGCGTTTAGTTTTATGAAAGATCAAATTATTTGCAGTGGCGCTTTATTTTACAGCAAAGAATCAAAACGTGTTTTACTATTACAAAAAGCAGATGGTAAACATAAAGGTACTTGGAGCTTGGTTGGCGGTACTGCTCAACAAAGTGAAAATCCTTGGCAAAGCTTAAACAGAGAAATTAAAGAAGAAATAGGATTTAGTCCTACTATTATAAAAAGTATACCCTTAGAAACTTTTGTTAGTAATGATAAAGTATTCAATTTTCATACATTTTTATGTGTAGTAGAGAAAGAATTTATTCCTATACTAAGTGATGAACACTGTGGATATTGTTGGACGAATATAGATATGAGTCCTAAACCATTACATCAAGGATTACGCAGTAGTTTTAGCAATAAATCAATAAGAAATAAATTACAAACAGTATTTCAAATTATAAACCTAATTTAAAATCCAATATATTTCTTACGTAAAAATTCTAAATCAAATCTTTGCTCATTTAATACATGAGGCTGACCTTGCCATGGTTCAAAAGTAGGCCAACAAGTACGCCAATGTTTGTCCCATTTAGCTGTGAGATACTCTATATTCATATCTCTTGCTTCATCCAACTTCTTCATTATTTCTGGATTATGCCTACGTGTATTACCACCATGGAAATGATATTCTGTTTTGTCCCCTGCTCCATGAAGATAATTTTTAGTAAGACCTAATTTTTTCTTAACATTGGCATGCATCATACGCATAATATAGTCATCATCCTCACAATATGCAGGATACATATTTTCGTCAAATAGCCCAAACTTAGCAACTGTATGATCTCTTAGAACAAATAAGTCCCAGCTACCTACATTAAAGTCTCCTTGATTAGCATGTATAATACCTAATTCTGGATCCTCTGTGACTGCATCATAAATTTCTTTTAGTATACCAGGGCCAAAAGCTACGTCATCATTAACAATTAACCAATATGGTGCCATTATATAACTTTTAATAATAAGATTCCAACTAGCAGGAACTCCTAAATTACAGGGCATATGAACAACATGAACATTTTTAATAAAATGTCTTTTAATTTTTGCTAGTGCATCTAAATTTTCTGTGATTTCACCCTTACCATTATTATTAATAATAAGAAAGTTTTCTACAGGAAAATCTACACTGGCTAGTAAACGTTCTACCCAATGTGTTGTAAAAACTACGCAAGTACCTATTACTGGAATCATTATCTATTATCCTGCTAAAATGTAATCTTCGCCCTTCTTCACCTTATCTCTAAGATCTGTCATACGATCTAGTATGCTCTTATCAATATAATCAGGATGTACATACCAATCTTCATAATTACGCCATTCATCTGGAGCAATATCACTTACTACTAACTTATATCCTTTTGATTGTAAGTATCTTCTAGACTCTTCTCTTAATTCTTTTTTGTCTGTATTATAATAATCGTGTTCATAAGTTATTACTTTAAACTTGTATTCATCAAAAGGAATCTTTTTTAGTATTTCAAAAGTAACTTCTGGTGGATCACAATCTAACTGAAGATAATCTACTGCTGGTCCTAAGTTTAATTCCCTAATAATTTTACTATAATCAATTTCTAAAGCATTTTTAACTAGGAAAGGTGTGCTACGTTCTGCGCTAACTTGTCTTTCATCCAAGTCTATACTAATACCTCTCCAATTAAATTGTTTTTCTAATAAGGCTGTATTATTTCCATAAAATGGTCTACCTGCTCCTACCTCAATAAATGTTCCATAATTTTTTCCATTAAGCATACTAAGCACAAACATATCCTGATATGCTTCACTATAATTAACATCAATATTTTCTGCACCAGGAAACTTAAATCTTAATTTCGAATACTTGGTTTTATCATATGCATCAAATGGAATCTCTACATACCCACTCATAAACTTAAGGTTATTATATACAATCTTTTTGTAATCGTCTGGCAATTGTTTACTACGCATTAGGTCTTTAAATATGGCACGACTTTCATCACACAGTCCACAATTCCATCCACTTAATGCTTTTTGAAATCTTAAATGATCTTTGCCTAAATAGCTAACGTCAGTGCGTAATCCACTATTGATATTATCTGCTACACTTTCACCAATAGTAGCTATCATATAAGTATCATTCCAGTGACCGTCATCGTGTTTATGCTCATAAAATCTACTTAGATGATAATATGCTTCTGGTCTATGAGGCATAATGGCTACAGCGTGTTGTAGTAATCCTTTTACAGTAAAATTTCTACTACCTTGTCTTTCAAAACAAATACTGGCTCTAATCAAACATTCATACTTGAGTAAGTCATCTTCAGCTCTTTCTGCCGTACGCAGATAATAACTAACAGCACTTGCATGTTGTCCCGTTTGATCATATTCCAAAGCCATCATAAAATTAAGCTCTGGATCAGTTGGGTTGGCTACATATTTTTCTAAATGTGGTTGTATACGATTGCTTTCAAGCATGATGGTCTATATCCAGTATATTTAAATGTCTTATATCTGTATTTCCTAAAAAATAATAATTATTTGTTAGGATAATATGTAATATTCTTTCACCAAAAAAATCATAAAATCTTACTTGTTGAGTACGTTTATGAATTTCTGGTAAAAAGTATTGATAATTAGCATGAAATTCAAACAATATTTGAAACAATATTTCACAAATACGATTAAAGGTTACTCTATCTGCTGTAAACATGTGGAAAGGAATAAGATATTTGTAATTCCTAAGGTTATCAATCATGTCTATACTAATAGGTATACGTCGATCACCAGCAAGTCCATATAATAATTGCCACCCTAAACTATTATGACAATGACTAAAATGATCATATACACTGTTTACATTAGGAGCATATCCTTTTATAGCAGTAACTATATCTTTTGCTTCAGGAATATACACAGTATTTGGTCTAAGATTAAAATCCTCATTCCAAAAAATACGATATGTATTAGTTCCTTTGTAGTCATGATCAGCATTTTTCCAAACCCAATACAATCCTGTAAGACTACCAAAGTCATTATTCATATGACTTATATTTTCACCAATATGGTCCATTAAAAATCCTCGACGTTGCATTTCTAAAACGTCAAATTGATTATAATTAACAGACCCACACATTAAATTATGTTGGTTATACTGATAATTTTTTGGTTCTCGGCCTACATAACATAGGCAATACATTCCTAATTCTAGCATAATTATAGTTATCTATGCTAGTATTATATAGATTTTTTTTACATTGTCAAGATTATTCTACTCGAACAATAGTAAATCTACTGCCTGTAGCACTAGGGCTACCGCCGTTTACTCGTAATGTGCTATTGACATACCATTGTACAGTATCATTTACATCAAACTCAATATATTCAGTTACAGCACCTCTTCGTGAACCATTAGTTAATACCTGACAATACTTTATAGTATCTGCGCTATTTTTTCTTACCCAAAAATCTACTGTTGGATAAGTTGCTCCACCACCTGTATCACTTACACTGTAGTTAATAATAATTTGATATGTGCCAGCCACACTAAAAGTAAAGATGCCACTGCCTGCACCGTTCATATCACCAAAGTCTGATCCAACAACAATAGTAGGACTAGCTGGTAATGTAACTGTAGCTGCTGTAAAAAAGTTTTGATCACTGGCTTTATAAAATACTACAGCACTATTAGTTACAGGATTAACCCATTCGACACCAGTTCCTGTGCTTGATAATAATTGTCCTGCAATACCTGTACTACTACTAGCACTAACTGTACCAGTAAGTACTATATCATCAATAGTAGGGGCATTAATTGTTTTATTTGTTAATGTTTGAGTTGCTGCTAGACTTACTACTTGACTAGCAGTGTCATTTAATCCAGTTTGACCATATACATATATGTCATCGGCGTGGATATCTAATGCAACACCGATACCACCTGCTACTTTTAATGCGCCTGTTACTTTATCTGTAGAGGCAGTATTCTCAGTTATTATTATGGAAGCATCGGTAGCAGTTAATGTAATATTACCACCACTCTCTAAATTCTCTAATGTAAAGTTTAAACTGGTAGTGGTAATTGTTGGATTATCTTCAAGTGTCAAAATATCAATATAATCAACAGCACCAGCAGTATAATTAGGCCCTACTCTTACTTTAGCCTGTGGATTTTGAACTATTAAGCTATAATCAGTTAATTTTGTTTCTAATGGATCTAAATCATTTAAGTATACTGGTCCATTTACATATGCAGCACCGCCTACTCCTAGTCCACCGGTAATAACTGCTGCTCCAGTTGTTTGACTAGTGCTTATTGTAGCATCTGTTACTTGAAATATACCATTAGCATCCAATGTTGTAAATGCACCAGTAGATCTAAAGGCTGTACCTATAGGTGTACTTTCAATACTATCAGCTGCCAAGATACCAATAATTGTAGTATCACCACCAATATTAACATCACCACCTATACCAACACCACCATCAACAACCAGTGTACCAGTGCTTGTAGTTGTACTAGCTATATTTGAAGTTAATTCTAACTGACCATCACCATTCAATATAAATTTTTGATCTTCTACATTACTACCTATTGAGGCATAGCCTAAAATTATTTTATTATTAGCATCAAGCGTTATATCTGCTACTTTACTTAGACGCCATCCACCTCTATTATCATTATCTTTAAGCCAATTCGTGCCATCAAAATAATAATTTGTTGCCCAACTATATGTTTTAGCATCAGCTGTATTAATTCTGCTATTGAAACTTGTTGCAATATTACTGCTTATGGTTATATTAACATCATCATCTGTAATAATTACTTCAGGATCATGTATAATTGGCTCAATGATGGTCTTATTTGTTAAAGTTTGAATGTTATCAATACCTACAAGAGTAGTAGTTGCATCTGGAAGTATAATTTTATGATCTGCACTGCTACTAATTACAGTTAACCTTGTTTCAAATCCATTAGTTGGGTCAGCATCATCAAAAGAAATTATCCCACCTACATTATTTGTAAAGGTCATTGCTCCACTAACTGTTCCTGCGACTGTGGTTATGGCTACGCCACCTAAAGTATCACTTAGAGTAAAGCTTGTGGTACCATTTGTCGCTGTAATAAAATATACAGCACTAACATCATCGTATCCAGTAATAGATCCATCGCCTGCATTTAGACCTGTTACTCTTAAAGCATCATGTACTCTAAGAGTAGATGCATTACAAGTGAAGGTCCCATTACTTCCAATAGCAACATCAGTGAGCATAGTGCTCTTATTATTAATTGATGGTTCTGTAATTATTGGTGTTGTTATAGTTTTGTTCGTTAGTGTTTGAGTTCCTGTAAAAGTGACATAATTACTTAAATCTTGAGTCAATGCCTCGGGGCCTGCCACACTAAAGTTCACACTGACTGGCTCATCGTTAGGAAAATTTTCATCTCCAGTCTCAACTCTTACAATTTCAACATCAATTTCAAACCAACCTACTCTATCTACTATGGTACTAAAGCTATAAATTTGAAAATGATTAGGATCATTTTCCTTTTCTACCTTAATAAATCCTCTACGGCTATTATTACCATAAGCACTTAACCCATTTATAAAACTACCAATGTCATTATAACTTGGTACTCCAGGTGTAGCTCCCATAATGTAATTAGGATCACCTGCTACACTGTAGTTACTAATAACTAACTTGGTGGCAGTACTCATTGGATCTATTTCTTCATCCCTGACAAATCGTACATACCCAGATCCTGGACCTAAACCTAATGGATCTGGTGCTGTATTATTAGTACTAGTTCTATAATGAAACTTTGTAGCATCTAAAGTACTAGGTGGTATCCAACTTACTGTACCATTACCATTAGTTCTCAATATCCAATTGGCTGCTCCACCGTTAGGAAAGCTACTAACACCTTGTACACCAGTATCCAACCAAAGCAATTTAGTATTAGTATCACCAAAATAAGTTTTTGGCTCAATATTACTAACATGAATACTCTTTGAGATGACTGGACTGCCATTAAGGATCAGACCATCTTCATCGGTGCTTAATAAATGCGCTGGGCCCGTCTGATCTAAATTAATTGGCATTACTCATCATCTCCTTATAGTGCTGCTACTGCTGTCTTAAAGTCTGCGAAGTTATTACTATTAGCAACTACATTCTTAAAGTCTGCTAAACTCAATGTTCCAATTGTTCCGTCTGTACCTTGAGCACCTTGTGAACCTTGTGCTCCAGTTTGTCCATCTGTACCTTGTGGTCCTGGTAATCCCTGTAACCCTGTATCTCCTGTTGTACCTTGTGTACCGTTAGCACCTTGGTTACCTAATGTACCTTGGAATCCTTGTATACCTTGCTGACCTTGTATACCCTGTTCACCTTGTAGTCCTTGATGACCTTGGAATCCTTGGAATCCTTGGACTCCTTGTGTACCCTGTGTACCTTGTGTACCCTGTATACCTTGCTGGCCCTGTGTACCTTGTTGACCCTGTACACCTTGTGTACCTTGCTGTCCCTGTGTACCCTGTGTACCTTGTTGTCCCTGTGTACCCTGTAGTCCTTGTGTACCCTGTTGACCCTGTATACCTTGTGTACCTTGTATACCTTGTTGTCCCTGTGTACCCTGTAGTCCTTGTTGACCCTGTATACCTTGTGTACCCTGTGTACCTTGTTGACCTTGTATACCTTGTTGTCCCTGTGTACCCTGTAATCCTTGTCGACCCTGTATACCCTGTGTACCTTGTTGACCTTGGATACCTTGTTGTCCTTGTATACCTTGACCACCTTGGATACCTTGGATACCCTGTACACCTTGGATACCCTGTCCGCCTTGGATACCTTGTACACCCTGTACACCCTGTATACCTTGTCCACCTTGGATACCTTGAATACCTTGTCCACCTTGGATACCTTGGATACCTTGTACACCCTGTATACCTTGTCCACCCTGTATACCTTGTATACCTTGTACACCCTGTATACCTTGACCACCTTGGATACCTTGGATACCTTGACCACCTTGTATACCCTGTATACCTTGTACACCCTGTATACCTTGTCCACCTTGTATACCCTGTATACCTTGCTGACTTAATCTGCCCCAATATGTGGCCCAACCAGCAGTTACTCCTGGACGTATTCCACTAAATGTGCCACTTGTTACTGGATATATAGCTATCCAACTTTGTCCGTTTTCAAATACTACATCATTTTGAGTGTACACTGTAGCATTATTGTATACACCTTGATACGTAACACTAAATCCTTGGATACCTTGAATACCTTGGATACCTTGTCCACCTTGTATACCTTGTACACCCTGTACTCCTTGTATACCTTGTCCACCCTGTATACCTTGTACGCCTTGTACACCTTGGATTCCTTGTCCACCCTGTATACCCTGTACACCCTGCACTCCTTGGATACCTTGACCACCTTGAATACCCTGTATACCTTGTCCACCCTGGACACCTTGGATACCTTGACGACCTTGGATACCTTGTCCACCCTGTATACCCTGTACACCCTGTACCCCTTGGATACCTTGACCACCTTGAATACCTTGTATACCTTGTACACCTTGTATACCTTGACCACCTTGAATACCCTGTACACCCTGTACACCCTGTATACCTTGGCTTGTTAATTGTCCCCAATATGTTGTATTTGCTAAACTTGGACGTTGACCACTAAATGTTCCACTAGTTATTGGATATACTGCTATCCAACTTTGTCCATTTTCAAATACTACATCATTTTGAGTGTATACTGTAGCGTTATTATAGATACCTCTATAAGTTACACTAAATCCTTGGATACCTTGTACACCTTGTACACCTTGAATACCTTGTACGCCTTGGATACCTTGACCACCTTGGATACCTTGTACACCTTGTACACCTTGTATACCTTGTACACCCTGTACACCTTGTATGCCCTGTACACCTTGACGACCTTGTACTCCCTGTATACCTTGTACACCCTGTACACCTTGAATACCTTGTACACCTTGTACGCCCTGTATACCTTGTACACCTTGACGACCTTGTACACCTTGGATACCTTGTACACCTTGTACACCTTGTACACCTTGAATACCTTGGCTTGTCAATTGTCCCCAATATGTTGTATTTGCTAAACTTGGACGTTGACCACTAAATGTTCCTGTTGTAATTGGATACACTGCTATCCAACTTTGTCCATTTTCAAATACTACATCATTTTGAGTATAAACTGTAGCATTGTTATAGATTCCTCTATAAGTTACACTAAAGCCCTGTATACCTTGTACGCCCTGTACACCTTGAATACCTTGTACGCCCTGTACACCTTGAATACCTTGTACACCTTGACGACCCTGTACACCTTGGATACCTTGTACACCTTGTACACCTTGGATACCTTGTACACCTTGTACACCTTGGATACCTTGTACACCTTGTACACCTTGGATACCCTGTACACCCTGTACACCTTGGATACCTTGGCTGGTCATCATATTCCAATATGTGGCCCAACCTGCTGTTACACCTGGTCTAATATTAGTAAAGGTTCCGCTAGCATAAGGATATATCGCTATCCAACTATGTCCATTTTCAAACACAACATCATTTTGACTATATGCTGTAGCTGGATTGTACGTGCCTTTCCAATTAATACTTAAACCCTGAATACCCTGTACACCTTGTACACCTTGGATACCTTGTACGCCTTGTACACCCTGTATACCCTGTACACCTTGACGACCTTGTACTCCCTGTATACCTTGTACACCCTGTACACCCTGTACACCTTGAATACCTTGGCTAGTTAAGTTGCCCCAATAGTTAGCCCAACCTGCTGTTACTCCTGGTCTTACATTACTAAATGTACTTGTTGTAATTGGCCATATAGCAATCCAGCTTTGTCCATTTTCAAATACCACATCGTTCTGTGTGTATACTGTAGCAGGATTGTATTGTCCTCTATAAGTTACACTAAAGCCTTGAATACCTTGTATACCTTGTACGCCCTGTATACCCTGTACACCCTGTATACCTTGACCACCTTGTATACCTTGTACGCCCTGTACACCTTGGATACCTTGTACACCCTGTACACCCTGTACACCTTGGATACCTTGGCTGGTCATCTGATTCCAGTAAGTTGTATTAACTACTGGAGGTTGACCTGTTGCTGGAACTTGATTAGCAAAACTCACTGGATGTTGGAATGTTAATCCTGTGCTTGTACCAGCAGTAGTTGTTACTGCTGCACCGCCGATTGTGGAACTTAAAGTAAAGCTTGTACTACCGTTTGTAGCTGTGATATAATAAGTTGCACCTTCTGTGTAACCACTAATACTACCAGTACCACTGGCAGCGCCCACGATTCTAACACCATTACCAACTACAAGAGCTGGGCTTGCTGCTGTACAAGTAAATGTTCCATTAGCTCCAATACTTACACCACTTAATGCTACAGTATTACCTGTACCATAAATGGCCATATATGTATTACCATTATGGAATACCATATCGTTAGTATTGTATGCTACACCACTTGTATATGTTCCTCTCCAAGTTGGGCTTGCACCTTGAATACCCTGTATACCTTGTACACCTTGTATACCTTGTACTCCTTGTACACCTTGGATACCTTGTACACCCTGTATACCTTGTACACCTTGTACACCTTGTACACCCTGAATACCCTGTGAACCTGCTAACTGCCAAGCACCTACACTTGATTGGCCATTGTCATATTGATCTTTAGTAAAGCTAGTTGGTACAAAAGTTGGTGCATAGAAAGTAATACCAGTGCTTGTGCCTGCTGTGGTACTAACTGTTACATACGGATTATAAACAGCACTCAATGTTAATCTAGTAAGCCCAGCACTAGGTTGATTAGGTTCAATTAATGTTATAAAATAATTTGTTCCTGCACTGTTATAACCAGTTATATTACCTGTTCCAGTTTTAACACCTATAGCATAAAGACCATCACCTACATTTAATGCATTAGTTGGAGTGTTACAAGTTATTCTACCAGAAGATACAATTTGAACATTTGCCAGTGTTTGTGGAAGATACTGAGTTAAGCTAACATATGTGCTACCCAAGTGTGATACCATATCACTAACAGCATAGTCAAATTGTGGAGCCCAAACACCACGCCACTTAAAGCCTGAACCTTGAATACCCTGCTGACCCTGTACACCCTGTATACCCTGTACACCTTGTACGCCCTGTATACCTTGTACGCCTTGTACACCCTGTATGCCCTGTACACCCTGTACACCTTGACGTCCTTGTACGCCTTGTATACCTTGTACGCCCTGTACACCCTGTATACCTTGACCACCTTGAATACCTTGTACACCTTGTACGCCCTGTATACCTTGTACGCCTTGTACGCCTTGGATACCTTGACCGCCTTGAATACCTTGTACACCCTGTACACCCTGTATACCTTGTACACCCTGTACACCTTGGATACCCTGTACACCTTGTACACCTTGACGTCCTTGTACACCCTGTATACCTTGTACACCCTGTACACCTTGAATGCCTTGAATACCTTGGCTGGTCATTTGGTTCCAGTGGTTTGTATTAGTTAGGTTTGGAATAACATTGACAAAGCCTGTTGCTACAGTAAAGGTCATTGCACCACTTACAGTACCAGAAGTTGTACTAGCAGCAGCACCACCAGCAGTTGTGCTTATGGTAAATTGTGTGCTACCATTTGTAGCTATAATATAATAGTAAGTGCCACTGGCGCTGTAACTTGGTAATACACCAGTTCCACTATTAATGCCTGCAACTAGAACTTGATCACCTACTTGGAATCCTGCTGGCAAGCTTGTAGCTGTGCAAGATATTACGCCACTAGCCCCAATACTTACACCACTTAATGCTACACTGTTACCTGTTCCACGTACACCAATCCAGCTATTGCCGTTGTAGAATACTACGTCATTGCTATTGTAAACTGTTGAACTAGTCCAAGTTCCTTTCCAAGTAATACCTAAACCAGTAATACCTTGAATACCCTGTACACCTTGTATACCCTGTACACCTTGTACACCCTGTATACCTTGTACACCTTGGATACCTTGACCACCTTGTATGCCTTGTACACCCTGTATACCTTGTACACCCTGTATACCTTGACCACCTTGTATACCCTGTACACCCTGTACACCTTGAATACCTTGTACACCCTGTACACCTTGGATACCTTGAATGCCTTGGCTGGTCATTAAGTTCCAATGATTAGTTTGTGTTAGGTTAGGTCTTACATTTCCAAATCCTGTTGGTACAACAAATATCATTGATCCACTGACTGTAGTACCTGTGGTAGCTGTAGCAGCAGATCCGTTTAGTGTGGTACTTAAAGTAAACTGTGTAGTACCATTTGTAGCTATAATATAATAATTTGTACCACTAGCACTGTATCCTGGTAATACAACGTTACCACTATTTGTACCGCTTACAGTAACTTGGTCACCGACAAATAATGTTGCTGCGGCGCAAGTAAACACACCACTACCGCTGTGTGCTACACTAGTTAATGTTTGACTATTACCTGTACCTCTGACACCAACCCAACTTTGACCATTTTCAAATACTACGTCGTTTGTATTGTATACAGTTGTTGGACTGTATTGGCCTCTCCACGTAATACTTGAACCTTGAATACCCTGTATACCTTGTACACCTTGAATACCCTGTACACCCTGTACGCCCTGTATACCTTGTACACCCTGTACACCTTGGATACCTTGACCACCTTGGATACCTTGTACACCCTGTACGCCCTGTATACCTTGTACACCCTGTACACCTTGGATACCTTGACCACCTTGGATACCTTGTACACCCTGTA